ACAAGTACGACTATTCACTAGTAGAATGGACTGAGAATACAAAATCTAAAACTAAGTTAGATATAGTGTGCCACTCTCATGGTGCGTTCCGACAGTCCAGTGACAATCACATTAATAGTAAACAAGGTTGTCCAGCGTGTAGCGGTAAAGAATCGCTGACTCAGGAGTCATTTGTGTATAGAGCGACTCAAATGCACAACAACAAATATGATTATTGTAAAGTGGTTTGGACAGAGAACACAAGATCGGATACTAAAGTTGCAATACTGTGCCCTTCTCATGGGATGTTTACCCAACGAATAAATGGGCACCTACAAGGGTATGGCTGCGCAGCCTGTAGCAACAATGTTGCTCTAACATTTGATCGCTTTGTGTACAAGGCTAATGAAGTTCACGGTGGCAAATACGACTACTCGAATGTAGATTGGAGTATTAATACCAGAGCCAAATCAAGGGTGCGGATTACTTGCCCTGATCATGGGCCGTTTACCCAAATCATTGCCAATCACCTCAATAACATGGGATGTCTAAAGTGTGGTGGTAAAGAAAAGTACACCCTGACTTCATTTGTTGAAAAGGCTCAAATAGCGCATGGTGGCAAATACGACTACTCGAGTGTTATTTGGGATGAGTCAACATCTGCAAAAACAAAAGTGACCATTATGTGCACTATCCACGGGATATTCAAACAAACGGTAGATGGGCATACCAGAGGCCAAGGGTGCCCTGTGTGCAAATCAAGCAAAGGTGAAGTTGCGATAGCATCGTGGTTGGCGGAGTCCAACATCAGTTACTCACCCGAGCACACTTTCGTGGACTGTAGAAACCCAGCCACAGGTAGAAAACTACCATTCGATTTTTACTTGCCAGAATACAACACGTGCATCGAATTTCATGGCAAGCAACACTACGAGCCAGTTAAATTTAGCGGTACCACTACAACCGACTGTGCTATGGCAAATTTGAAGTCTTCTCAAATCCGGGATTCTATTAAAGAGCAATATTGTAAACAGAATAATATTCGACTTATAATTATTCCGTATACTGATATAACTAGAATCGATTTAATTTTGCCCGAACAAGAACTTGGATCTCTACGGCGTTAACTAGAGATGGCAGTTAAACTCACTCTCGAATTATTTAAATCTAGGGCATACGCAGTGCATAGTGGTAGGTATGGTTACAATTCTGTTGCATGGACATCAGATACAAATTCTCAGACTAAAGTTGCAATTGTGTGCACTGATCATGGAATATTTACTCAGCGCGTGTTCAGTCATTTACAGGGAACAGGCTGCCCTGAGTGTAGTCGGATTGCTAAGAGTTATTCCCAGGAGCTATTCTTGACCAAAGCACAACGTACCCACGGTACCAGGTATGATTATTCGTTGGTAGAGTGGGTTGTGGGGATCACCAACGCCAGAACTAAGATAACAATTAACTGCCGCGCTCACGGACCGTTTATTCAACAGTTGGATAGTCACATTCGGGGATGTGGGTGTCCGACTTGTGGGGGTAGCAGCAAACTATCACTAGAACAATTTCTGGATAAAGCACGGCGTGTACATGGAGCGAGATATGATTATACCTCTGTAGAATGGAGTGATACCACAAATGCTTATTCGAAAGTGAGCATTGAGTGCCCAACCCACGGGAGCTTTCGACAACTGATCAATAATCACACCAACAATAAAATGGGTTGCATGGCATGTGGCGGACGGCAACGGCACACACGCGAATCCTTTGTGATAAAAGCACAGCACACTCATGGTACCAAGTACGACTACTCAACAGTAGTTTGGACTGAATCCACCAACGCCAGGACAAAAGTTACAATCAATTGTAAAATACACGGACCATTCAATCAGGTTGTAGATAGCCACATAGCTGGCACTGGTTGCCCGCCATGTAACTCTAGCAAAGGTGAGATGGCCATTTCAACTTGGTTAAATGCTAACGACATCAAATGCACCACCGAACACATTTTTTCTGACTGCATCAACCCTATTACCAAGCGAAAGTTGCGTTTTGATTTTTATCTACCTGATCATAACACGTGCATTGAGTTTCATGGCAAACAACATTACATACCTGTGTTGTTTACCAAGACGAACTTTGGTGAATCAACTTCTAAAATCGCCCGAGATAACCTGAGCTCCAACCAACATCGAGATTCGATCAAGGAACAATATTGTAAACAAAGAGGAATGCACCTTATAATTATTCCATATACTGATATAACTAGAATCGATTTAATTTTGACAACACATCTATTAACTAAAAAGGACAACACATATGACATTTAAATTCTTAGAAACCTTCCACAAAGAAGCGAGTAAGATTGAGGGAGTTTCCGACCGTTCCGCAGAGCCCCGCTACTGGGTTGGTAGTGGAAACTTCACTCTAAACAAAATTATGTCAGGGAATTTTAGTGATTGCGCACCTCAGGGTCGAATTCTTGGGCTGGTCGGACCATCAAGCTCCGGAAAGTCGTTTATCACCGCAAATATTGCGCGTGCTGCACAACGTGATGGTGCATTCTTACTTGTACTCGATTCGGAGAATGCGTTGGATGATAATTTCATGTCTGGCGCTGGCATTGATGTCAACACAAACTACATTTACAAGAAAGTAATTACAATCGAGAATGTGGAATCACTGGTTTACAACTTTCTAAAGGGGTACAAAGAAGAATATGCCAGTGATATTGACAACGCACCTAAAGTGCATATTGCCATTGACTCGCTGGACATGCTCATGACAGATTCCGAGTACGAGCACTTCAAAAAAGGCACAAGTTCAGCTGATCAGGGTCTACAGCGTAAAATGCAGAAGAAGATGTTGAAAAAGTTTGTGCACATGATCGAGGCACTCAATGTCACAATGACTGTTACCAGTCAGGTGTATCGAGCCAAAGCAGACCAACTACTTGAAGGAGAAGGTAAGTGGGTTGTTAACGATGCGATCCGTTACGCTCTATCACAAATTATCTTGGTTACTCGACTGAAGCTAAAGGACGACCAAACCAAAGACGTCGTCGGGGTGCGTATGAAGTGCGCCGGATTCAAGACTCGATTCGCTCTCCCATTCCAAGAGTGTACAATGCACGTCAAATGGGGAATTGGCATTGAGGAACATGACGGTATGTTCGAGGCTGCAATCTCGCTTGGAGTCATCAAGAAACACGGGGCTTGGTATAGCCTGTCGGACAGTACAACCAAATGGCGGTCGGCTGATTTCCCTGAATATCAGGATGAAGTGTTGATTCGCTGCGCCGCGCTGTCGGATAGAGCAATCACACTGATTGAACCAAGTGAAGATGAGGACGTTCCCACTTCGACAACATCCAAGCGAGCTCAGAAGGTAATGCATGCTACAGCGCTGTTGAATGAATTAGAGGAATGATGTAATATATGAGTGCACAAGATGGTGATCAACTCACCGAACGCGTAACAGCACTATTTGTCGATCGGGCGAATGTCTGGATTGAGATGTGTGTAGCAATTGCAAATTATCTGCCGGGCGCCTGGGGCTGTATAGAGACCCATATCGACTCTAGGTATAACTTGACAGAAGTGCGGTTGATTGATCTTGGGTATGATAGTTATAGTGGGATATTGCATTATTCCATATCAGCCGAAACTCCCGGTGGTGGTACCCGATCATTCTTTGCACTTGACATCCCGATGAGGATTGCCGCGAGTGCTGGCGATGATGATGGGTACTTACCGTTATTAGACTATCTCGAAACGACTCCTAATGTTGTAGACAAACTATTTGCTGATGATAATCCACTGGATGTTGTGAATAGAGCAATCGACAACGCACTCAGTCAATTCCCCGATATGGCGGTCGACAAAGCTACCATCATTGATCTAAACAATAGGCTATCCGAGGGTGATGTGTTTCTATGTCAATCAAGCGACCAACTACAGTAAATGAGTATAATTAATTCACTTGGAAATAACTTCGAACACCTTTCTGAGATCTTAGACAAGTTTGAGGGTGAGTTTGAAAATATCACTCTCGACCTCAAGATGAAAGGTAAGGCACTGGATCAATTACTAATTGAACAGGCTAGTCTGGTTGGATATTATGAGTTAAGAGCGGTGGAATTAAAAACCTTGCGCAAGGTTATTGAAACCCGTGTTGAGAAAGTGCGAGGTCGCTTGTGGAAGCACTTCACGGAGAATCATCCGCGCGAATTAAACTACCGCGACAAGGAAAATTATGTCAACAACGAAGATGCTTTGGTAGAATTGAAAGAATTATTCCTAGAAGTGTCGGAGTTGGAAGAAAAGTATCGTGCAGCGTGTGAAGCATTGAAACAAAAAGGCTTCATGTTGAATGCACTAGTCAAAGCTCGTGTAGCAAGTCTCGATAATTTATTTTTATAATTCAATGTCAAACAACTTTCCGGCGATTGGCCAATCTCTCCCCAGAGAGCTAGCTTACCTAGCTCGGTCATCATATTCTCGTTCATCTCGATACTCCAGTCAATCATTCCCACCTATGCCATCCACAAATCCAATATCACTAGTCGAATCATCATTCAAAAATCTTGCTGAGTCCACGTTCCTCAAGGTTCGTTACGATGCCAAGAAGAACACAAGTACCCAACAATTCCAGACACAGGCTGCTGGTAAGGTCGTCTTTGCGCTATTACGAGACCTATACCCGAATTTCCTAGTATTTGCGTTTTCAGAAACTCAGATGTGGCTCCAGTGTCCAGATAATGAATTGCTGATTCAGGTTCGATTTCGATCTGCCAATCTATGTAACCTCGAGATTGCAGGTGATGAAACGCTTGTCAGTGGAGTTATGGGTGTACTACTTGAGAGCTTCGCGCCTGTCGATGTGATGATCTCGTGGGTATACTCCAACGATGGCGGGCAGTTCGATATCCCACTGACACCACCCAAACACGCGGTCACAGATGCAGCATATCCGTACATTGAGGGCGGCGTAGAAAAGTTTGTGGATGATTTTATTGCATCAAGTGAGAATGTGTTGGTGTTGTTGGGTACACCAGGGACTGGTAAATCAACATTCTTGAAATTCTTATTGCAGCGTATGAAAAAAGACGCGATGGTTACATATGATACAGGAATTCTGGAGAAGGATTACTTCTTCGGTGAGTTCATGGAAGGGCAACACGGATCACTAATCATGGAGGATGCTGACACGTTCTTGGAAGCTCGAAGCGCTGGCAACACGCTGATGCACAAGTTTCTAAACGTTGGTGATGGTCTAGTATCAAGTGCTTCGAAGAAAATCATATTCACAACCAACTTAGAATCGCACGATAAAATCGACCCAGCGCTACTTCGCCCAGGGCGGTGCTTCTCAGTGGTCAACTTCAAGGCTCTTGAGCGCGAGCAAGCCCGTGCATTTATGTCTGAATATGACCCGACTTATGATATTAAGAAACTAAATAACAAAGATTACACATTAGCAGAGTTGTATAATTTACAAGCTCGGAACCGTACTGTAGATAGTACTAAAAAACCATTCGGATTTGTGTGATTTTCGTAAATAGACAACACATGTATCAATTGTAGATGGCAGCAAAATACACACGTGCATTATTTTTGGAGAAAGCACGTGATGTTCATGGGGACAAGTATGACTATTCTTGTGTGGATTGGGTTAACTATTCCACCGTAGCTACAAAAGTCCCCATAAGTTGTCCGACGCACGGACAATTCATACAGAGTGTTGATAGGCACCTCAATTATAACATGGGATGTCCCAAGTGTTCGGGTTCACAAATTTCACTAGACTATTTTATTAAAAGGGCACGTGATGTACATGGGGACAAGTATGACTATTCTCACGTGGAGTGGACACTAACAACTCGTAGCACATCTAAAATTAGAATAACGTGCCCTACACACGGAGAGTTCTATCAGTCAGTTTCGGCACACACAACTGGAGGAACTGGTTGTCCATCATGTAGTAACAAACAACGATACACACTAGTCTCTTTTATTAAGAAAGCACGTGATGTTCATGGGGACAAGTATGACTACTCCTCTGTGGAGTGGACAAGCACCACACTGGGGCAATCCAAAGTAACAATTAAATGTTGGGTACATGGGTGCTTTGTGCAGACTATAGACAACCACATCAACACTCAAACTGGTTGCCCTACCTGTGTAGACAAAACACATACTCTTGTCTCTTTTATTAAGAAAGCACGTGATGTTCATGGGGACAAGTATGACTATTCCTCTGTTGAGTGGACACCAACCACTAACAATAGGTCAACTGTAACAATCATCTGTCCAACACATGGGACGTTTAAACAGGCTATTAGTGGACACATTAATCACCAACACGGTTGCACTAAGTGCAGTTCAAGCAAGGGGGAAATTGCAATCGCACGGTTGCTAGATCAATGCAATATTGCATATATTCAGGAATATAAATTTCCGGCGTGTACAAATCCAAAAACCGGAAAGCTCATGAGATTTGACTTTTGGTTACCTGGTTATAATGTGTGTATTGAATTTCATGGTGAACAACAC